GGCAAAGAGGTGGTGCCGCTAATCCTCATGCAGATATTACACTGTCTATATTATCAAGTCACAATAACTTGTCTAAACAGGTTCGGTATTTAGATGCAATCCCTACTTCTCTTGGTGACATATCATTTGAAGCTACAGCTACTGGTACAGAGTTTATTACATTCCAAGCATCGTTTAGATTTAGTTATTTTGAATTATTAAATGTTAATACATCAACTGGTTCTATAACAAATTCATTTACTGTCACGAGTTAACAATGGCTAGATTTTTCAGTAGAAATCGTAGCATATTAAAATACCTTGGAAAACTGAATCAGCAAAAGTCTTTTACGACAAGGCTCTCTGCATCCAATCAGATACAATCAAGTTCTCTTACCAGAGAACAATATAAAGCAAATGAAGATTATAATCTACTCACAAAGGATGAAGATGCAAAGATTTTAGATTCTGCTACTGTTATTTCAATTGCTTCTACTATTGGTGGTGGTGTTACACCAAGAGATGCAATCATAAATCTTCCTTCAAGTGGATTAACAGCAGGTGATACAAGTGCTGTTTTTATCGATAGTAACACTGTAAAATATTATATCTCAAATGGTACTGGTTGGTACAATGTAACATTTGATAGTTCAGGATAATGTGATATGCCACCAATTATTACCAGAAATCACGAATATGCAAAGATTCTAAGTCGTACAGTAAGAGATAATAAGGGATTTACATCTCTTGCTAATAAAGCAACCTTTTTAGATTCAGCGACTGTTACTCAAATTGTAAGCGGTGTATCAGTCAACTCAATGACCATCTATGACACATATGATTCCTTACCAAGTAGTAACCTAACCAAAGGTAATCAGGCATTTGTACGAGCAACAAGTCATATGTACATCTCTGATAGCAACCGTTGGTTCAGTGCTGCTTTTATTAATTTGACACCAACACAAACATTAGATCCGGCTGGTAATGTTACATTATCCATTGACGGTACATCAACAATTGTCACTATTACAGCAACTGACTCTGATCAACCTGATGCACATTTAACTTATTCTGTTGAATCGGATGGTAATATGTTGGCAACTGGTACAACTATCACACAGGATTCATCAGTCTTTACCATTACTCCATTGAGTGAAGATAGTGGTGGTGTTGCTGGTAACTTTACTCTGACATTCAAGACCACAGATAGTGTAAACATAGCAACCACTACAAAAGATTTCAGTTTAGCATTTGTAACTACTGTTGCTGGTTCTGCTAGTACAGTATTGCTAATGAAGGCTGCAGGCAACTCTGCAACTAATGCTAATATCACTTATCAAAATTCAAGCGACGTATCAACTGGGTTCACAGAAACTGGTGCACCCGCTGCATCAACGTTTTCACCATATCGTTCTGGTGGATATAGTACATACTTTGATGGAACGGGTGATTATATTTCTTTCCCTTCTACATCAACCACTGTTCCAGGTGCAAGTACTGACTTCAGTATTGAATTTTGGTTGAATACTATAGACAACAGCGATTGGACTATTTTTGATAATACTGGTGCTGGTGGTAATATGCAGATATCAAAAATTAGTAACACATATTATGTGCATTACTTAACAGCTGGTGATGGGTGGAGCATGGCTGTAAGTAATAATGAATGGCATCATTGGGCAATCATACATTCTAGTTCAAATGACACATCTAAAGTGTACGTCGATGGAACACTAGTAAAGACATTAACAGGAAGAACACAGTCATTTGGTTCACTATCTACTAATACAATTGGTAGAAGAAATGATGGATATTATCATCTCAAAGGTTATTTAAGAGATTTTAGATTTGTACTTGGTTCACAAGTTTACACATCAGATTTTACACCACCCACTGAACCATTAACAGCAATATCTGGAACTTCTGTATTGGCATGTCATCTTCCTTACTTTGCTGATGGTTCCACAAATGGACATACTTTGACTCCTAGTGGTAATGTTCACACTCAACCATTTGGCCCATATGATTATTCGGCATGGACTGCAGATGATGTTGGTGGTTCTGTGTACTTTGATGGAAATGATTACTTAACTGCATCCGATAATGCATCCTTTGACTTCGGTACTGGTGATTTTACTATAGAGGCATGGGTAAATCTAGATGCGATGAGCGGTGATTATTTTATTATATCTGCTTCTGGTTCCGGCGGTCTTTTCTTTGGGTTTAGATTTGGAACTCAATTAGGATTTGGCCGAGCAGCTGTAGCATGGGATTATAACACTCCATCAGGTATTACCACTGGAGGATGGCATCACGTTGCATTTGTAAGATCGAGCGGCACAGTTTACCTATTTGTGAATGGTAAATCTGTAGGAACACCTGGAACTCATACCGATAGTTATGATTTAAGTCTAACATCTTTAAATGTAGGATCACAAGGTGCGAATTATTATTTGAATGGATATATTTCGGATCTCAGGGTTATAAAAGGCACTGCACAATATACCTCAAACTTCACTCCACCTACTGCACCACTATCTCATACTGGTAGTGGAACATCATTACTGATGAATAATAAATCAGATGCAAATATATATGATGCTGCTGCTGAAAATACGTTTAAATTAATAAATGATACACAAAGCAGTACGGCACAAAGAAAATTCACTACATCTTCTTCTGTTTATTTTGATGGAACTGGAGATGCTATAGAACTTCCTGATAAACAAGATCTATTAACTTTTGGCACTGGAGACTTTACGATAGAGTGCTGGTTCAGACCATCAGTGGTTAACATAAACACGGCGATTATGGATTTCAGACCTAATAGCACAACTGGTTCTTATCCGTTTATACAACCAGTCAATACAAATTTGAAGATGAAAAATGTATCTAGTGGTGATCTAACAGCCTCTGGTGTTTTAGCGGCAAATACATGGATTCATATCGCAGTGGTCAGAAAAAATGGAACAACCACTTTATATACTGACGGTGTATCTCGAGATACTGGTGCTGATACTACAGACTATAGTTGTAGATCAGTTCCTAATATAGGAAAGCATAACTATGCTGGTTCGAACTTAAATGGATATTTACAAGATTTAAGAATCACTAAAGGATACGGCAGATACACCGCAAACTTTACTCCACCAACAACGGAATTTGAGCTATGACGAGAGCAAGAGATATATCACGGCTTTTAGGTCGTACTGATAACGAGGTTGATAGTGAAGGTGAAATTATTGCATCTTCAGGTCAAATTGTAGACTCTGCATTTGTCTTATCGCAGACACCTGCCGCTGCAGCGTTTCAATTTTATACTACACTTGACTCACTTCCATCTAGTCCTGATGCCGGTACACTTGCTTTTGTAGAAGCGAACACCAGAATGTATTTGAATGACGGCAACGGTTGGTATAGTATTGCAGCAGTAAACTTATCACCATCATTAACATTATCACCAGAAGGTACAATTACATTGGACACAGATGGTTCTCCAGCAACCGTCACTATTACTGCTACAGACGCTGATGATCCATCTGCTATCCTATCCTACACTGTTGAATCAGACGGTAATATGTTAGCAACAGGAACTACAGTCACTCAAGACTCTTCTGTTTTTACTATTACACCGTTGACACAAGCAGGTGGAGGTGTTGCTGGTAACTTTACATTATCATTTAAAGTTTCTGATCAGATAGACGAAGCAGTAGCAAATAAGAGTTTTAGTTTATCATTTGCATCTGTTAACAGTGTAACATTTTCTGCAAATGATGCCTATATAGTTAGGCTTCCAAGTGACACAAGCACAGTTACTCTAAACACAACTGGTTACTCAAATGGTGCTACAATTCCTTATACGATAACAGGAGTTACAAGTAGTGATATCACAAATTCTTTAACTGGAAATTATACCGTAGGAACACCAATTGTATTAACTGGCGCGGGTATCAATAAAACAAGGGCAGATCAGACAGGCACATTTACTGCTGACGGGGTTTCCGGAGATTTTTATGTTATAACAAAAAAGACTGGTACGAGTAATGGCCCATTTTCTTCAACTCCTTATATAGTGGTAAGGAATAGTTGGTACAATTATAATGACGGGACAAACCAAACTGGCATTATAATTGGACCAGTTACCTCATCAAGTTTTGGTGGTAGTATTGCCCTTCGCATTAGAAAATTTTTAGCAGGAGAACCAGGATCTACTAGCACGTATCAATTTTATGCAGGAAATCCTGGACTTGATGCATATAAGGGTTCATTTAGAGCCATCAAGGTATATGGTGTACTCAACGGAACTCCAACACATACTCATACATTTACCTGGGCTAGAACATGTGGAGAAATGGTAGCAAATTCTTGGCAAAGCTCACATAGAGGTGCGAGTTTATACTCGGCTGCAAGCACACCAAATTATGTTACAAGAACATTTACACACTCAAGTTATTCGAATAACTTTATAGACAATATTTGTTTTATTGAGTATTATTCAGATGCGGCCGCAACATCCCTCATTAACACTTCATTCTGGGATGGTACTGGTGGATATCTAGTATAAATAATTGTTTACATTCAATGCTTTTTGTGATATAATTATAATATGATCGACTTAAAACAAATTCATGCTATGTGGTCAGAAGACTGCAAGATATCTCAATCCAAACTTGATGAGACCTCACGTGTAACACCTATGTTACATGCCAAATATCTTGAGCTTCTGTCTACTACTA